GTCCTCGCAAGGATGTCGGCTACCCTAGAAGCGGTTACCTTACCCCTACGGAGTTCATGCCATTCTGGTGTGCCTTGTTCAATCATTTACGAGCCTCTCTTTCTTTGCGTAGTATTTCGTCAAACATAGCTTTAAGCTCCCAACTCTGCTTTTTTGGCATCTTTTGCTGCTGAAATCGTGGCAACTGCTGATTTATCTTTTGAGATGGCGCTATACGCTTTTCCATAAGTAGCTTTTAGTTCGTCAATGGTTTTGCAATCGTTAATTGAACCTACCCATAACTTAGTTTCTGCAGTCAAATCTACAGGTTCTTCGGTAGGAATGTCCTCACCAGCATAGATGTACAGTCCAATACCATGCAGGGCAATAGCTTTAGCCAGGCAACGCTGCATTGCAGTATTGACCGCAAACGCATCTGGGTTAGCAATAGCCTTGTTTTGGGCATTTAGAACAGGTAATTGTGCAGTCATAGTCTTACCAAATGCGGTAACTGAGCAAAATACCATCAAAGTATCACCAAACTGCATAGGTGACTGGTATTCCCATGTTGCCATTTGGTCTGCTTGCAGCAGTTGGTCAACCGCCCAAGCCCATGAAAGGTAAGTAAATTTACCCTTTTTTTCTGTGTGTTCATTTACATTAATCTTGCGTAGTTCTAAATATGACATCACTTACTCCTCTATTTCGTTAATTAAATGTTTTACTTGTTTTTCTAATCTTGCTACTTTTTTTTCTAATGCTGCCTTTTCTTCCATTTGATGTTTATAAAAACTTCGTAATTGCTCAACCTCTGGCATACCTTTTTCTTTTAATTCTTGGACTAAAGCGGATAATTTATTGTTTTCATAAGACAAATTTGCAATGTTTTTAATGTGTAATTTTAAAATTCCACCTAATTCAGCAGCCATTTGTTGATTCATGCTTTCAATATCAGTCATTATTTACCCCTTACTGACTGTCTAATACTGCATCGGTAGCAAAGCGTTCTTGGTACTCGTATGACAGATTCCATAACTTACGGCCTAAAGCCATAAAGTCACGCTTTTCTAGCATTTCTTCTAATTGAGCTACAACTTCAGGGTCTTGTACACCCTCAAACGCTTCGCAGAAATTACCCCAGTTGCAAGGGTTATATTCGTCTTTCATAAGTTCTGCGACTTCGCATTGGAACTCGTCAGAGTCCGTGTAATCATCTTCGGGTTCGTAGTAGGCATCATGACTGTTCATGTTAAACACCCATCGCAAACATCGCGCCCAAGACTGCACCCAGAACTAAGGCGCAAAGTACATCAAAGAATGTTGGTTTCATCACTTACTCCTTATAAAGATTAATGTTTAGGTACATAAACACCGTTACGAACTTCTAAATACTTACCAAGATTAAATTGCTCAATCAAGGCAACAACTTCTTTGCGTGTAGATTCTTTTTTGGTAATTCTAGTTAAGTAGGCCAAGGTATTAGCTGCGTAATCTTCCAAACCGTTTGCCATCATAACTTTGACTGTTTCTACCTGGCGTGTTTCAAATTTATTCATTTTTACTTTCCCTTCATCACTTGTTGAACTAGACTCCACTATACACGAAAATTACACATAACAACACTTATTTACAAATATTTTATAGGTACATTCCCTAGTGTTGATTGTGATACTATGTGATATATTAGCACAACAAAAGGAGATTGTATGGATATTTTTCTTGAATTAAAGACAGAGTTTGGCAGCTTGTATAGGTTGTCTACCCTATTAGGTATAAGGGAGACAGCTATTTATCAATGGAAATCACGCACAAACATACCGATTAAGCATATTCGCAAAATTGAGGAGCTTTCTGAGGGTAGAGTTACAAGGGAAATGTTGAGACCAGACCTCTTTGGTAAGGACTAATATGCACTATTACCAGCACCATATAGGTGATTTCATTAAAGATACCAGTTATCTGACCAATGAAGAAATAGGTATCTACATGAAGTTGATATGGCTTTATTACGATACTGAACAACCATTGCCAAATGACATTTTTGTACTTTCCATGAAAACCAATGCAAGAGATAACGAAGATTCTGTGCAAGGCATACTGGGTATGTATTTTCAGTTAATTGACGATAAGTGGCATCATACGCGCTGTGACAAGGAAATTACTGAATATCAAGCATTTTGCGTTAAACAAAAAGCCAATGGGTTAAAGGGTGGCAGACCAAAGGTAACCCAACAAGAACCCAACGATAACCCAATGGGTTTCCAAGCCGAACCCAAAATAACCCTAACCACTAACCATAAACCACTAACCAGTATTAGTGCAGCTAAAGCTGCCAAAGGTACAAGATTTGATTTGGTTTCAATACCTGAAGACTGGGTTTTGTTTTGCAAGAAAGAGCGTAGTGATTTAAACCCTACCGTTGTTTTTGATGGTTTTAGGGATTATTGGTTGTCTGTTGCAGGTTCTAAAGGAGTTAAGTTGGATTGGTTTGCAACATGGCGCAACTGGGTTAGAAATCAAAAAGCAGGAATTTCCGTAGTTAAACCTAAACAAGCATGGGAGTAAGTGATGATTGGACATAACCAAATAATTGCAATGCGTATGGCCGGTAACAAACCTAAATCAGTCTTTGTGCAGTTTGGCAAGACCTTTAATGCAGAAAAAGATGTATCTGACGGAATTATTCCTACAGTCTGGATTGACGATAGAGACCATCAAAAACTGGTGGATTTGAGTTGGGCTAAAGACCTAAACATCCAACTCATGCCTGGTAAGGACATTGTCCAGTTTACAAAGTGGTGGATTGCTTTGGTAGATGCAGAAGTCAATACAATCATCGGTCTTGATAACGATGGAGACATTAATGTTTATAGAAAAGGATGATATTGACTGGTTGAAATATAGCCAGGAAACCAATGTTAAACGCAAAATTAGGGAAAAGTCCGACTATCAAGGGTCTTTAGATGACTATTTTGCAGGTAATTTGTACGCTAAAGGGTGTGCATTACCGTGGGAAAAGGCTAAAAATATATCAATTAGACCGTCTGAAGTCAGTCTTTGGGCTGGTGTAAACGGACATGGAAAGTCGTTGTTACTAGGTCAAGTCGTGCTTGGATTGGTAGAACAGGGTCAAAAATGTCTTATTGCCAGCTTTGAGATGCGCCCAGAGATTACCTTGGCGCGGATGGCAAGACAAGCGGCAGGTCAAAAGAAACCTAGTCCTTTTGCAATCCAATCTTTTTCTAATTGGAAAAAAGACCAACTTTACCTGTACGACCATCACGGAATGATTGATGTGCAGCAAATGCTTGCAGTCTGCCGGTATGCCACTACAGAACTAGGAATTACCCAAATCGTTATAGACAGCCTTATGAAGTGCGTTAAGGGTGAGGATGATATGAATGGTCAAAAGGACTTCGTAAACGCTCTATGCGCCCTTTCAAGGGATTCTGGAGTGCATATACACCTAGTTCACCACATGAGAAAAGGAAGTGATGAGAAATCTATAGGTGGAAAGTTTGATTTAAAGGGTTCGGGTTCGATTACTGACCAGGCTGACAATGTGTTTATTGTTTGGAAAAACAAAGAAAAAGCGCAAATTGTTGCAGAAAACCCCCATCATTTTGATAGAGAAGTACCAGATGCGGTTTTGGTCTGTGAAAAACAACGAAATGGTGAGTGGGAGGGCAAAATGAAATTGTGGTTTGACTACAAAAGTCAACAGTACATCCAAGAAGCAGATACACCCATACACAATTATTTGGGGGATAAATGAATGAGTTGGCTCTTTTCGCAGGCGCTGGTGGAGGCATACTTGGGGGACACTTGCTTGGATGGAGAACCGTCTGCGCTGTCGAGTGGGAAAAATACCCAGCTTGCGTACTTGCCGCAAGACAAAATGACGGACTTCTCCCGCCTTTCCCGATTTGGGATGATGTTCAAACCTTTGACGGAAAGCCGTGGCGAGGAATTGTTGATGTCGTTTCGGGCGGATTTCCCTGTCAAGACATATCCGCAGCAGGACGGGGGGGGGAATTGAAGGTGAGCGGTCAGGAATGTGGTCGCACATGGCAAGGATTATTGGCGAGGTACGACCCCAATACACATTCATTGAGAACAGTCCAATGCTCTCTATTCGAGGACTTGAATCAGTCCTTGCAGACTTGGCCAAGATGGGGTTCGATGCGGAATGGGGAGTGCTTTCAGCAGCCGATGTTGGTGCAAATCATGAAAGAGAACGAATTTGGATTGTCGGAAAAAATACCAAACAATCTAGATTTTTTTCACACTCCTTGCACAACGGGAATAGATGGGGGCAGCAACAGTCGGAAAGCATTAAAGAAAAGAATGGAAATATGGCCGACTCCTGTAGCAAGGGATTACAAAGACACAGGAAGCAAAGAGGCATTGATTCGACAAAAGAATGCAAGACAATCCCCTGGAGTAGCTTTATTGGTGGGAGCAGAGAATGGTGGGAGTCTGAACCCAATGTGGGTAGAGTGGCTAATGGGGTGGTCGCTAGGGTGGACAGACTTAAAGCCATTGGAAATGGACAAGTCCCTTTATGTGCAGCAACAGCATGGAAACTCTTAACAGAAAGATTAGAAAATGGAAGAAATTAACCCAAACGCAGCAGTAGACTTTTTACTTAAAAATGCCGGTTTATTTGCTAAAGCTAAGTCTGAAAGGGTGTATTTAGAAGAGTTTCGCAAGTCTAAAAAAGCCCTTTTAATGCAAGAAGCGTTCTTTGCAGGGGTAGACACGATGGCTGGTCAAGAGCGCGATGCGTATGCCCGGCAAGAGTACCGTGACCTATTAGACGGTCTAAAAACAGCAGTAGAAGTAGAGGAAACCTTGAAGTGGAAGATGACCGCAGCACAACTCAGGGTAGAAATATGGAGAACTTTGCAAGCAAACAACCGTTTAATTGATAAATCAACCGCATAGGAGGAAGTATGGCAACTTTTACATTATCTGATTTAGAGCATCCAATACCGTTTTACGGAGTTTATACTGAACCAGACGGTTTACCTGTGGAGGACAACATGGAAAAACTAGCGATAGCACCTAAAAGCGCATTTAAATATAGTAGTGGCGCAGATGTACAGAAAGTCTGGAAAGCCTATGGCTGGACTCCACCATCGACTGTTCGCAATGACTACCTGTTTAAAGCCAACAGACTAGCAAGTGGTTTAAGCAAGTAGTTAGACTAGATACTTTGACACCATTTCAATTTTGGCTTTTCTGTCGGCAAGACCGATTAATCCACCGTTAATTCGTTTTGTGATGGTGTCAATGTCATCTGCATCAGCAAAGGCATTTAAACCCTTCTTATTCCAAAACCACCCTGCGGATAGGGCAGCGTATTTAGGTGTTGCTAAAAGGTCAGGATTAGCCACTAAATCGACTCCTATGGCACTTCCGCAGTTAGCGTAGTTCTCTTTGCCGGTAAGTTGGATAAGTCCTCTACCAATGTATTTAGCACCGTCACCATCTTCCGTATTACCCATACGACCTGCATAGACTTTATTAGCTATCTTTTCTGGATTACGCTCAAACTTCTCTGCGGTGTCCATGTTAGGAAAACGACTAGGCCAGGTAGCCATAAGACCTTTAGCAGAGTAGTTTAGGTTTTCTTTTAATTGTTTAAAACCGCCTGATTCGTGCATACATTGACCAATAAAGTAAGCCTGGCGCTTGGGGGTAGATATATCGTACTTCTCAAAGGTCTCTAAAAGGGGTTCTAACCACTTGCCTTCAATGCCTAAAGCTAATAATTGGGATTCAATCATTTTTTAAGGTTAGCCATAATGCGTGTACCAAACAAGAATCCAAACGCAATGTTGGCGGCTTCTATGCCAATGCGTTGGATTTCAGGCGTTACAGATAAAAACAATGTGCCGATACCCACAACAATTACAAACAATGCCCCTAGATAACGACTAGATGCCCT